CATTCTTAAGGAGTACCTGTGTCCAACTCATTCCATGAAAGAGAGTCTCTTTCGGATTTGTTGTGATTCGTTTTCTGAACATCTTACTAGTGGTTTCACTAAGGAAGATATTGAAGACGTGCACGTGGTTCCTCTTAGCGTGGCCGTTAACGGCTTCCCCGGTGTTCCAAATGTCGATGCTCAGAAGTTTACAACCTCAGCTGGTCATGGTTTTCCAGGCCCTAAGAAGAAGTATATTCAGAGCGAGGAAGAGTTTGAGGAATGGTCAACGTTCCGCCAGTACGATGATGAAGTCGTAGCTGAGATCACTCGGATTTATGAATTAACCATACAGGGGATTCGCACACACCCCATTTTCACTGCTCAGCTTAAGGATGAGATGATTTCCTTGGCTAAGAGAGCTATGAAGAAGACACGTGGTTTTTACATGTGTCCAGTTGCGTTTCTCACAGTTATGAGAATGTTCACCACTGGCCTTACGCGTGTGATGGTCCGTAGACGAGACTTGTTTCGTCATGCAGTCGGTCTTAACACACATTCGGAGCAGTGGGATGATTTGTACAAGGAATCCGAAAAGATTCCAGGTGACAACTGGATGGCTGGAGATTTCAGAGGTTTCGATAAGATCCTCTCTATCCTTATCCAGAATGGCGGCAAAAAGGTGTTCCTAGATGTGGCAAAGCACTGTGGGTTTACCCAGCAGGAACTGTTGGCACTGGACACACTTCTTTCTGACAACATTACAGCTGTCGTTGATTTTTTCGGTACTCTCATCATGCTATTGGGTGGTGAAGTGTCAGGACATCAGATCACAACTTTTTTCAACAGCATTTGTAACATCCTTTTGCACTTGTATGCGTGGGTTGTTCTTGCCGTTGAGCTGAAAATGGATCCTACTAAAGCGGCTCGCCAATTCTGGGTTCTAGTTTTCATTCGTGTTCTGGGCGATGATATCATGGCAAAGGTTCATCCTGATGCTCCCTGGTATAATCACACTTCCGTTCAGCGCGTCTTTGAGTCCATTGGGATTGTGTACACAATGGCTGATAAGTTATCCGAAAGTGTACCTTACATCTCGTATGAGGAAGTCGGATTCCTTAAACGTCGTTTCGCCACCCACGAGTTGTTCCCAGGAATGAAGGTGGCTCCCTTGGATAAGGAGTCCATCTATAAGATGTTGATCTACACAAACCCATCCAAGGCTGTTTCTGAAGAGGAGCAGTTGGCGATGGCGATTTGTTCTGCGATGTCGGAGGCATTCTTCCACGGTCATGAGTTTTACCATCAGTTGGCGACTCTGATCAAAGATACTCCCAAGACACCAGAACTTGAAGCCCGTATGGAGCAATTTCCAGCTCCGACGTGGAATCAAATGTACGAGAGGTTTCTTTTTGCTTCTCCAAAATACAGGGTTTTGTTGGTGAAACCCGAGCTTTCGGCTGAAGCTGCACCAACCCTCAGTAGTAGTTACTGCCACTCGTCTGCACCGCAAGCACAGACATCGTGGAGAATGGACTGCTGGGGATCGACCACCATGGAGCGTTCCTC